TGTTACAATTCTGTTACAATTCTGTTACAATTGTGTAACAATTTCACTTTAGCTATTTACATTTTCTTCGAACTGTAGTATAATAGTATTATATATTTTTAAAAAGGAGTGATAATATATGTCTAATAATACAAACACAGCGATCCTCGAAGCTATAAGCGAGGAAGTAAACGAGCTATCATCGATGGCAGTAGTAAATGAATTGGGATTTGTACCACTTACTGATTCTTTTGATGAATTTCTAGCTTTTGCAGATATGGATAAGCTAAGAGATAAATTAGTATTGAAAAGATTCGAAGAGAGGTGCATATAATGGCTAGAGGATCAGATGCTTACGTAGGAACATATTGGACTGAATGTGCAGGTGATATGTTAGAAGTTTCAAAAATTAGAGAAGTTATTAAAGCTGTCAATAGACAAGCAAAGTGGGCAGAAAAGAGTCCATGGAAAAATAAAGCTGGTGTAAAGTTTCCAAGGTATAGGGTAAAACTTCAAGGTAGAGGCCCAAGAAAAGAAGCGGCAGCTAAAGATGGAAGAGGTTACTATGCGTATGATCAAAGCTTACCTTTGAGACATGCGAAAAGAGTTGATTTATATATTTATGAAAGGAGTGAAAGATATTATGAATGATTTAGAATACGTATTAACTTTTAAGAAGGAGTGTCGTAAATGCGACGAGTTCTTCGGCATGAACCCTAAGGCATGGGCTCATGTTAAAGAGCTATGCGAAAAGCATGGCTGGGATTATTACGCCTTATGAGATTATTAGAGGCTAATTATGGAGATGTAAGAATATTCTCCGAAAGACCATTTGGCTATAAGAGATATATAGTCGAATGGCAAAATGGTGCTACCACAACTTTTTCAGGTTTGTGGTATAAAAAAGAAAAAGTAATTAAAATAATAGAGGAAAAATTAAAAAATGGAAAATCCTAAAATTCAAGAAAACTTTGAAAAGTGTATGAAAGCGTTTGATAAATTAGACGCTTCAATGGAAAGAACAATGAGAGCAATGTATTTCTTATATGGTGGTGCAGTTGCTCTTTTAATAATAAGTATTATAGAGGTAATAAAAAATGTATAACTTTGATGATGTAATGGCTAGGCTTGATGATATTGAGTCTAAAATCGATGAATTAATAGAAAAGGAAACTAAGGACCAAGCTTTCCAAGTTGTAGCAACTAAAGGTAAAAAGAAATTACCAGTTGCTGATTATATTTTTGAAAAAATGCAAGAAGCTTTATTGTTTCAAAAGCAAATGTTAGAAAAAGGCTACGATGTGGAGTTAAATAGAAAATGGATATAATGTATGTAATCTTTTTTCTTATCTTGGCTGGATGCGCATGGTCATCTTTTAAGATAGGACATAACGAAGGTGTCCGTGCAGGAGCTGAAACCACTATTGAAATGTTGCATGATAATAAAGTAATTTCTTTTGATAATAAAGGAAATATTGTTCCAAACCCATATTTTAAGATTTAAATTTGTATAAATAGATTAATAAAAAGGGAATCTATTTATGAACTTTAAATCTTTTATCAATAAACCACAAGTTATTAGTGAAGGTACTAAGCTAACACCGTCCGTGTTAGATGAAAAGAATTCAAAAACTGGAGAAGAAAGAATTGATATTCTTCGGGATTTAATTCGTGGAAGTAAACCTTTAGAATTAGCAAAAGGTGGTACAGTCGTTGTAATCAATATCGATGATGCCCTAGAAAAAATTAAACTATTTAAAAAGAATCCTTTACATTTCGGTAGAGGTGGAATCCCATTAGAAACTAACGGTGGTACTATTTATACTAATGATCTTAAAAAGTCAAAAGTATTTGGTGGTGAAACTGGTGGTGCTGGTGGAGGTTCTGCAGATACAAAAAGAAATGAATCTCATAATGCTGTAATGCTTCATGCTATGCTAGAGCATGGTCATAAACAACCATTAGAATTTTTTACAAATGATATCCTAAAGAATGCTTATACGTTAGCCGATGTAGATGCTACATGGTCAGAACTAGAAAATATACCAGATGATTGGATGTTATCTTCATATAATATATCACAAGAATTAATTAAATTAGGTTATGTAAGAAAAGGTCACGTTATACATAGAGGTAGCAAAATAATGAATGGTATATATCAAAAGAAAAACCAAGCATTTGCTAATATGGGATTAAAGAAACTTAAAGATGATAAATGGAATCCTGGTGATGTATGGGCAGTAGATAAATCATTTGATATTAATAGTTTAAGTACAGACACTATTGATGGATTAAATGCTGACATATTAGAAAACTATTTAAATAGAAGTTGTGTAGGTATATCTCTTAAAGGTCCTATGACGAAAAGTGTTCCTATAAAGGAATTTAATATTGATAAATCATTACTTAAAACTTACAAGTTTAAACAATTTAGATTAGAATCTAAAAGAGGTGATTACTGGTCATCTAAAATGGGTCATATAGATTTTGATGGTGGTGAATTAACAATTAAAGACGGTAAACATTTTGGTTCAGTTAAAGCTGAAATAAAAGGTAAGAAGGCCAGAGGCGGTGGATTAGGTTGGGATGTAATGAGTGGTTACCTTGAAAGATATGGTAAAAAGTATGCACTTAAACCTATATCAAAACATGCTAAAAAAATAGCTAAAGCAATTGAAAGAAAACAAGATGAAAAATCAATAAAAGAATATTTTAAATATTATAATTACTTTTATAAAGATTTATCTTATGATGATTTTAAAGCAAAAGTTATCACAATGCCAGGACATTGGATATCAGCAAAATTTGCTATTACACAATTAGGTTATCATATTAATAATGTACCTAGAAATAAAATTAATGAATTGATAACAAACTTTGTTAATTACGCAGGGTCAGCAACAGCTGAATCTAGTGCATATGTTAAGGCAGGGAAATAATGCTTAGATTAAAACAATTTATAACAGAAGACATCTTAGTATATAAACCACAAGCTGAACTTAAACCTGCAAAATATAATAAAATAAAAATCTTTAAAGATGGATGGCAAACAATACAGCTACCGCCTCCGCCCCCGGAAAAGGTAGAAGTCAACAAGGTAATAGAAATATGCCATTCAGCTACTGAAGAACAAATTGAAGAATATAAGTTATGTGATACTGATGCTTCATACTTCATTAAAGATTATATGGAAAAGAATGATTTAGAATACGATAATGCTGTAATAGAATACATAGAAAAACAATGTGTTCCAATTATAAGACATTATAAAAATCATTTTAATAGACCAAGACCATATCAAGTTGCTGCGTACTATAATTTAGAACTTAGAAGGTTTAAAACAGAAACTTCGTCAACACCTTCTTATCCTTCAGGACATACAGTTCAGCCATTAGTAGTAGCATTACATTATGCAAAAAAATATCCTAACCATAAATCTAATTTAGAAGCTATGGCAAATAAGTGTGGTTATGGAAGAGTTATAGCTGGATTACATTACCCAGCAGATTATAATGCAGGTGTAATACTTGCAAATAAATTAATGGATTTTATAAATTATGAAAAATTTTAATAGTTATTTAGCCGAATCTAAAAATACTCATATGACTCATATTGAGGACTTAATTTTAGACGGCGGAGTTAAGGGGGCACGCCAGGCAATCCTAGCGCTTAGGTCAATGAGGGATATGTTGAGCGGTAATGCAAAAGCACCAATGGACATTACTGTCAAGTGGGACGGTGCCCCCGCCGTATTTGCAGGAGAGGATCCAAGAGATGGAAAATTCTTTGTAGCAAAGAAAGGTATATTTAATGCTAATCCAAAAGTATATAAAAATCATGTAGAGATAGATGATGATACATCTGGTGATTTAAACCGTAAATTAAAAATGGCATTTGATAATCTCAAAGATCTTGGAATTAAAGGTGTAATCCAAGGCGACTTTATGTTTGAGAAAAAAGATTTAAAGAAGGCAAAAATAAATGGGGAAACACATATTACTTTCCATCCTAATACAATTGTTTATGCAGTCCCAGCTAAAAGCAAAATAGGTAAAGAAATAAGTAAAGCTGAAATAGGAATAGTGTGGCATACAACATATTCAGGTGGAACATTTGAAAATATGAATGCAGAATTTGGAAAGGAGATTGTTCCTAAATTACGAAAAAGCTCAAAGGTATGGATGGTTGACGCAACGTTAAGAGATTTATCAGGGACAGCTACTTTAACTAAAGATGATAACTTGGAAATTTCTAAAAAGTTATCAGATGCAGGAAAAATATTTAAAAAGATTGCTAGTGGAGTATTAAAAGAGATTGAATCTAATAAAGAACTTAATTTAATCATTAACACATATAATAATACAAAGGTCAGAGAAGGCCAAAGAATTACAAATACTAAATCTCATGCTACAGGATTAGTTATGTTTGTAAATAATAGATACCAAAAGGAAATTGATAAAAGAAGTACACCAAGGGGTAAAGATGCTCAAATACAAAAAAGAGATGCATTACTATCATTTTTCAGTAAAGAAAACATAAAAAATTTAAAATTAATCTTTGATTTGCAGAATTTAGTCATCGATAGCAAATTAATTATTATAAATAAATTAAACAAACTATCTAAAATAGATACATTTGTTAAAACTAAAAATGGGTTTAAGGTCACCGGCGTTGAAGGCTTTGTGGCAATAGACCGATTAGAAGGTGGTGCTGTTAAGCTTGTAGATAGAATGGAATTTTCTACAAACAACTTTAGCAAAGATATTATAAAAGGTTGGGATAACCCCAACTAAATGGGATACCGAGGAAATACATGTCAGTTAAATCATTTAGCGATTTTTTAACAGAGTCAACAAAAGAAGTTACTTTCGTATTTGGAAGATTTAATCCTCCAACTATTGGTCATGAAAAATTATTTGATACTCTGAAAAAAGTCAGTCGTGGTGGAGCATATAGGATTTATGCTTCAAAGTCAGTGGATAGTAAAAAGAATCCACTTCAATTCAAAGATAAAATCAAATTTCTAAGAAAAATGTTTCCGAAACATGCGAGAAACATTATGTCAGATAAAGATGTAAGAACTGTTTTAGATATTGCAGTTAAATTATATGATCAAGGATTTAATAAGGTAACTATGGTTGCTGGGTCAGATAGAATAAAGGAATTTGATATCTTACTAAACAAATACAATGGTGTCAAATCAAGACACGGTTTTTACGAATTCCAGGGTGCTATAAATATAGTCAGTGCTGGAGAAAGGGACCCAGATGCAGAAGGTGCAACTGGGATGTCAGCTTCAAAGATGCGAATGGCCGCTCAACAAAATGATCTTGAAGGCTTTTCTAAAGGATTGCCTTCAGGATACCAACCTAACGATTTATTTAATGCTGTTAGGAAAGGTATGGGTTTAAAGGAAAAGACATCATTCAGAAAGCATATCCAATTATCTCCAGTATCAGAAACAAGAGAAGAATATGTAGAAGGAAGCCTATATAGTATAGGTGATAAAGTTACAATTAAAGAATCAGAAAAAGAAGGTATAATAGAATACTGTGGTGCTAATTATGTAATTGTAGAATCAAATGGTAATAAGAAAAGATATTGGTTAGATGCAGTAGAAAAGATTCAAGAATACAATGAAATAGGTACTAAACAATTATTAAAAAAATATTTAAAAGCAACACCGTTTTCAGAAGTAAAACAAGACCCTGATATTAAAGATAGAAAAGGATCACAACCTGCAGGGTATTATAAAGGTTTAAAAACAAAATCAACAAAACAAGCCAGAGCTAGACATTTTGCTAAAAAGTCTAAAATGGACGATGATAATCCAAAGGCATATACAAAAGCTCCAGGCGATGCAACTGCAAAAACTAAACCATCAAAACATACTAAGAAGTTTAAACAAATGTATGGTGAAATGGCAGAGCATTTAACATTTGAAGATTTTACAGTAACAGAACAAGATACTAAAAAGGCATTAAAGAAAAAGGCTGATAAGTCAGGTATGCCATACGGTATTTTGAAAAAAGTTTTTGATAGAGGAGTAGCTGCTTGGAGAACTGGACACAGACCAGGTACTACACCTGTACAATGGGGATTAGCAAGAGTGAATTCTTTTGTCACCAAATCAAAAGGAACGTGGGGTAAAGCTGATAAAGATTTAGCCGCACAAGTTTAGGAGAAATAAATGAAAAATTTTAAAGAAATTAGAGAAAAATACAGCAGTAAGTTCCCACCTGCTCTAATTGCTGCAGCCGTTAAGATTGCTCTTGACATGGGCGGTAATATGACTGGTGCTTACAAAAAAATCGAAAGAATGAAAAGAGGATTAGGGGACGATCCTGTTGTTAAAGATGCACTAAGAATGGCAAATGAAAATGTTAATGAAGAAGTATTAAATGAGTTAAACTTTTCATATGCATTCTTTGATAAGCAAAGCCTTAATAAATTCATGTTAAAAGCATTAAAGATTAAAGGTCTTGAAGTTGTTGATAGCGAAAAGAAACAAGGTGGACACTATGTAGTAAGAGTTAAATCTGATGACAAGAAAATTATTGCTAAAGCAAATTCAGTTGCAATTAAAGCAATGTCAGAATGGGTTGAAGAA